CCCCCCGTATCTGTTCCACTTAAAGAACCGTGTCCCACGGCAGTATTTTGAACCCCCGAAGTTATTGCATCACCAGAAGCTGAACCAACAGCTACGTTATAATCACCTGTGCAACCAACTAATGCTTCACGACCAACAGCAGTATTTGAACTACCACAATCGGCAGCTAACGCACGTGTTCCGACTGCCGTGTTGTAATGTCCGTCAATAACAGCACCTAATGCGTCATTACCCACAGCCACGTTTTCAGCACCAGTCGTGCAAGCGTCTAATGCACCTGAACCAACGGCAGTTGCATTTGATCCTGTGAAAAGATTTAATGCTGACTTACCCACGGCGGTATTATCATTTGCACAAGCTGCACTTAATGACCCTTGACCCACAGTAGTATTTCTAGCACCAGATAAAATCGCATCACCAGCACCACTTCCTACAGCAGTATTTTCGACAGCAGTAGTTGCGTGATTTAATGCACCCAATGCGTTACTACCGACAGCAGTATTATGTACTGCACCAGCGTGACTCGCATCTAATGCGTCTGTTCCAATTGCTGTGTTAGTTGGGTCAGCACCTAAACCGTGTCCGATGTCTAGTGAACCGATAGTTGTGCCAGATGTAACAGATAATGTGCCGGGGATACTTACTGCACCCGCACTATCAATCGACATACGAGTTGCTGTAGCATCAACATCGTAAATACTAAAACCTGAATTACTGACGCCTGTGACGCCTTGCATAATTTGAAAGTTATCAGCACCAGTTGCACCACCTAGTAGCTTTATAGAAGCTAAACCCGTTGCGTCATTTATAACTAAGTCGTTATTAATCGTTACGATTCCCGCAGATGAAATTGTTAACGCATCGTCCCAGCTAATAGTCCCACCCGCAGATCCTGATGATCTTTCCTGTCTATAAGTTAAACTACCGTCAGTGTTGAAAAACATCTGCGAAGCTTGACCCGCATTTGTTAGCAACCAATCGCTGTTATTGAATAGTGCGTTGTTGCTTAAAAATAAATTGTTACCACCCGCTGCACCTATAAGTGCTGCCGCTTGGCCGATTTGCAAACTTGGCCCATAAGCAATCGCTTGGTTTGCGCTAGGTGTTTTTGCAACTCCAACACTACCAGTAGCAGAAATTTCCATTTGAGTAGTCTCAGTAGAACCTGCTTCAGCTATAAATTTAAAAAGACCGTTAGCTGCATTATCTCTACTAACTAACTCAGCTACACCGTTGTTTGAACGTAACTCAACAAGTTTGTTTGTCCCGTTGGAATCGCTAAGAATCAATTGCGGATCGTTAGCAGTCAGCGACATTGTGCCAGTGCTGTTAATCGCCATTCTTGCACTAGTCGCGCCGCCAGTTGCTTGTGTCTCAAAAGTTATTCTGCCGCTATCTGTTGCACCATCTTGTGACGCAATAATCTGAACTAAGTTTGCGTCAACATCTACGTTACCAAATCGGATAGTTCCTAAATCATCATTGTTAGAACCTGCTGTTCTGGTAAGACCCAGAATTGCACCACTAGCATCGTCAGCTTGTATGTTACCAAATGTTGGCGTGATTCCCACACCAAGATTAACAGCACCGTCAGATGCGTTTTGAACAATAAACATACCGTCAGTGCCACCGTCAGATGGTTGCCACTGCATCATCTCGCCAGAACCGTCTGACTTGATAATGGGTTCGTTTTCTATATGTGTTCCGGCTGCAATTGTGCGGTCAACATTGACCGTTACACCAGCACCACCAAATAATGAAGCTCCCATATCTGTTTATTCCTTATTTAAACTCAACTAAAGCAAAAGAATTTGTACTAGGGTGAATTGAAATTACTCCAGTGTAAGAGTCAACATTCAGTGTTCCTCCAGTACCCGCTAAACCATTATTATTAGCTACCTCAAAATGATAATCACTAGCACTAGCTCCAGTGCCAAGCTTAACAAATAAATCAGCTGTGCCTGTGTTTTGTATAAACAAATTTTTTCTAGCTGTGTCAGCTGTAATTGTAGCTACGTTTGATTTTTTCCCACTTTGAGCTGTAACTGTTTGCCCAGTGGCCCCTATGTTTTTTAATGCGCCTAGAATTTTGTTCTGTACGCGAAGGGGAGAGTCTTGAATGGAGTTTTGTACTCCGTCGGAATAAATAGTCGGATGATTCATAATAAGTGTTTTCTACTGCTTCAACTTAATTAAAATTTAAAAAAAACTGGTGACTCGCTCGCTTATTGGAACGAGCCACCAGCTGTAAACTACTACGCTTTATGCGGTGCAAGCAGTGACGTTAGTCATCGCTTGAGTGGTAGACCCACAAGCACGCTTAAAGATAACCGTCATCCCGTGGTTCGGGAATACGGGCCTAGCGGCGTGTTTGAACTCGGCATAGTGCCGACCCAACTTATCTAGCGGGTCTTCACAGTCTGCATTCGCAGCTTGAATCTTACTTCCACCTGTTACCCATTTCCACTCACCCATATAGGATGTTGGGTTCCAGCTAACACCACCAGCTGCGTTAACCGGCGGAACAATTTCCGAGGTGAACACGTTAGGGTTCAAGATAATAGCTCCCTCATAGTCAGCTGTCTGCCAAGCGGGGTTTAATACCGCCTTCTTGCCTTTGGTGGCCGAACTCATCGTGTACTGATTCACACGATCATAACCATTGTCGCCAGCGTTCCGGTTGAAACGAGGTGGGCGAATGTTAGGGATATGGCGGAAGTTTTTAATCGTCCGTGTAGCACCCATTCTGCTCATTAGCTCGGAAGCTGCTCCATTACCTGAATCGGCGTGACGGAAGTCGTTCCAAAATGCAGCGTTGTTCAGCGCAAGCTGCTGGCTCGCTTCCAACCCAATCAAGAGTGGAAAGATAGGGCCATCTTCGCCGTAAGTAATCCAGCCATTGCTGTCTGGGCTGGTAGCACCACGGTCAATCAACGTCACAGCGAGCTGGTCAAGCAGCTGCTGCGTGATGGTGGATGTGGCATCGGCAATAGGCTCTCCCTCAATTACACCTTCGACATCATTGGTCGCCAAACCATTACCAGCTGGAACTTTAGACGCGAACTTCATATAGAGGTTCTCGTAGCGTTTCTCCCAGCTGCGCTGCGCTCTCTTAGTCATTTCTTCAATGTAAGCACGAAGGAATGTGTCTACGTTGTGATCGTAGATTAGATCGTCTTTACAAAGAATAGGGCCACGAAGGGCAAACTCTTCTGGGTTATAAGTGCGGCTAGTGTAGCCAACTTCAACGTCTGTGTAACTACTAGCACAAGACCCACCAGCACTTCCACCAGAACCTCCAGCCACATCACCGTTAGTGATTGCAGCCCAAGTTTCTGTGTCATCTGTTGGTTCGCTGTTTTCGATAGCGAATGTAGTCTTGGTGGTTCCAACCCCCGTCTCAAAAGTGCCGCGAGGAATGGCGTTAAGCCATATAGACCGATAAGAAGCATTACGATAAACTTCATCGGATAAGTTTTCAGTTGCTAGGGCAAAAGCATCAAATACATTTGAACAAGCCATAATATTTTATATATCCTTTCTTAAAAAAAATTACAATTTAAGCGCATTACTAGCTCTTCACTCGAAGAGAAGCACATACGCAACTTATTCGGTAGGCCAATCCCGATATGGCCAAATGCGACTGCCAATCGCTATAGGGCAAAGTGAGTTTAGTTTATGCGCCTAACTCAAAGCGCAATTCTCTTTTGGTAGCTTTTAAGGAAACCGTCAAACAGTTTGTTTAAAAAAATAACGGCAGCTGGTCTGCCCGTAGGAGCGTCCAGCCAGAGGTGCAACTAACGATGACGGTCGAGACAACAGGAAAACGCCACCGCCTACGGCCCCATAGCCGTTAATATTATCTTGCACCTCTGATGCCTAAATCTCTCAGCTCCCCAAGAACCGTGTCACTAAATGAGCTGTTTTTAACTGGAGCTGGTTTAGATGCCCCAGTTCCCGCTGCGTCAGGTTCGGCCCCTTTAAGTTGATTGATTTCAGCTTGAAGTCTTCTGTTATGCTCAACAAGCCCAGCGTTTTGCTCAACTAAAGCTCCTCCGCTAGCCGCCCAAAGAGCAGCTGTAGCTGCGTCTTCAAAAGAATTTTGCTCCATTAAAATCTTTTGAGCTAAATTAATTCTTTCTTGAACGCCACTATTCCACTCTTCATCACCTTCTCTTTTTTGATAAATAGGAATGTTTTCTTGAGCTTCATTTAGCATTGTATTAAATGATTTTTCTAAAGCTTTATTTCTTTCCACTGATTTGCTGTCAGAAATAAGTTGTTCTTCTTCAACCATTTTATCATAACTAGTTTTAGAATCTTCGAGTTGTTTATCTCTGTCGTAAGATATTTCGTCAATCCTGTTAACAACGCTTTGCAAATAAGCTTGCCTAGACGCTGGAAGCTCTCCTGTTAAATTATCTAAAGCATTTGCTCTAGCCTCACCTATTGGCATTTTAAGTATTTTAGAAAGCTGAGAACGATCTTCTTCAGGGACATAAGCTTGCGCTCTTTCAACTTGAGCCTCTATTGGTTTGGTGAATTGCTCTCTAAACTTAGGATGTTTTTCTAAATTAGAAACACTTAAAACCTTACTCATTTCATCATATTCAGATTTAAGTTTTTCATATTTATCATTAGCTGAAGTTGATTCTTCTAGCTCAGAAACTTTAGATGTAAGCTGGTCAATGCGAGATTTTGCTTCATCTCTTTCTTGTTTTATAAGCTTAAAATCCTTTGAACTTCTGGATTCTTTAGCTTCTTCCGCTGTTTCAGCTGCTACCTCAACAGGAGCTTCAGCTGGAACTTCAGCTGGAACTTCAGCTGGAGGAGCTGGATCGTCTGACATTGCCGCTTTGAAAGCATCAGCCATACTGGATATGCTTTTATTTGTTTCCGGTCTAAGGTTTGGGTTGCCCTGCACCGCCGCTGGATTAGCTTCTACTGTTGTTTCTTCACTCATTGTTATTTGAACTAAATGTTGCTTCTGGTTCTTTTGGTAGCTCTGGGGTTGTTTCTCCCATTGCTTTCAAAATCTTTAAGGCAAACTCATATCCTTTTTGCATCCCGTGTGCATAAGCAAAATCAGTTGCACTAGCCCCAAATGCAAGCGGAACTCGCACAAGTGGCATTTCTTCACGCATAACTTCCATCATTTCCTTAAATGTTTTTTTGTTCATTAAGGAACGCGCTTGATCCACAGCCGCAGCTGTGCCTGTCCATTCTTGAAGGTTCATATGTTGTCTTTTACAAACTAGATGCAGCTTTAGCATCAGCTAAAGCCATTTCCTGTTGCATCTTTAAATTACCCCGTTCTATTTCAGCTTGGAGTGCAGCATCTTTTCTAGCCTCATCTCTTTCCATTGCTGACATTTTTATTTGTTCGTCAGCTGAAGGCCCAGCTTGAGCTTGCATTGCGGCTTCTTGTTGTTGTTGTTGCTCTTGCTCCATTTGCTGTGCTAATTGATTAGCAACCTCATTAGCAAAGCCAGACAATTCTTTTAACTGATCTCCTAACATTTTAACTTCCTGCTTTCTGTCTTCATCAGCTGAAAGTTGAGCTAAATGCTCTTCAATATGCGGAATTAATATTCTAAAAAAGTCTACAACCGCAGCTGGGTTTCCACCCTGCTGAACAGCTTGAGCTGCCTCGCTTCCTTTAGAAAGGTGCGTTTGAATATGTAAAACGTGATTCTGAGAATCAGTTATAATAACTGGATTGCCTGTTTGCATTACTGCATTTTCAATATTAGCTTCAGCAATCTGGTCTTTTGCGTACACATCTTGCTCTGGCTCAACCATATAGCGACCTACTTGTTGTTGCCCAGCAAGAGCTGCAATATAATCTCGCAACAAAGCACTTCGTCCAGACTCAGGCAATTGACCACTAATTTGCATTAACCCAGTAATAGTTTGTAATCTAAGAAAAGCGGAGCCTTGCCCGTAGTTTCTCGAAGCTTGAACGTAATCTAAATTTTTTAAAGCTTCAGCTGGAACACCTCTTTCTCTTACTCTTTTTTGAAACTCAATAGCGTCAAGATCAACTACACTTGAATCAGCTGCTCGCCTATAACGCTCTTGAAAAAATCTATCTAATTGTTGGTAATACCTAGCAATTTGAGTTTTACCAAGAACACTAGCTTGCTGAACAATTGCTTGAACTTCAGTGGCAGTTTTTGGATTACCCTGTGGCTTGTCGAGTCGCTGCCTATATTGTGAAAGATTAGACTGCATTACGTTTTCCAGCTCTCGATCTACTGCCATAGGAGCATCCGCGATACCGCTAAATTGCCTTTGAACAACTCTGTATCCACTAGGAAGTATTGAATATGGCCCCATTTGAACAACACTAGCTTTCTGCATTGCTTCTGGGGTTTCAGCTTGCAATTGCATTGAGCTAGCTGTTGAAGCTACATCAATCATATGGCATTTCTGCCTGTTTTTCAGCTCAATAACCGGATACATTTTAACACCTAAACCTTTAACGCTGTGGTGTTGTCCGTCTCCCTTATCATAATACATTGGATGTAAGACCTCTTCCCAGCTGTCGTATTTCCCAATATGTTTATATAAAAAGTTATTTCCGTCTTCTTCTCTAACTATATAACAGCTAATTTTTCCCTTTAATTCGTTGTTTTTTGGGTATTCTCTCACATAAACGTGAGCGCAATTAATTAAACTGCATTGAGCAGAATAGTGAAGATCATTATTTCTAATACGCTGTTGATGCCATTCCCAGCTACCCTGCCTACGATACTCCTCTGGGCCTGAGTTGATAATTGATTTTCTAGTAGCCTCAACATCCCATCCCACTGAAGTAGCCGCTTTTGGATCACGAATATAACCGTAAAGTTCGTGAGCTTGGTATCTCCTTCTTACAACCGCAACTTCCCAATCGCTAGGATTACTGCGTGTGTTTTCTGGTATAAGCAAATCCCCAGACTTAATCGCCCTAGCTCTCCAGCTGGTTGGGCTTTCAAATGTTAGAGGCCCAGACCCAAACAGCACCATTTCGTGCTGAGAAAGCTGCATTGTATAATCAAATTCTTCATCTTTCTTCTGTAAACGATCAAATTCCTCTGTAATTATCCTAGAATAAGCAACTTTTTCAGCATCATTGTTGCCAACATTTGTTTTTACAGTGGCGTAAGTAGGTGTTTCAGAAAAAATATCATAAAACGCTGTAAGAGCTATTGAGAAAAAAGCTTCAGCTTCCCTAAAATTTACATTTGTCCTATAGGCTTGGCCTGTTTTTCTAAGTTGAGCGTTATTGTAAGGAGGGTTTCCGTCTACTATTCCTTTTACCTTTGCCCTTACTCTTGCCCTTTCCTCGTCAGCGCGAGTTAGCATTTTAACCAAATCGACTACGGCATCAGCGGAAGATAACCGTGACTCAGGCGGCGAACCTGCATCGTCTATATTCTCAAGTGGCAGCGTGTTGCTGTTCATATCTTTTTCCAACAGTGCGCTGGAAGCGCATCGTTCTCCTCCTTAGAGATTGTTTTTCGTAGCGCATCTAGTGGTATCCAGACTTGAGCTGCATTAAAACAGCCGCAATGCTTGCACGATTTTAAAGAGCTGTCATACGGAGTTTCTTTGTTTCCTACAATAAAGCTTACGGCTTTTTTTATTATACCCCTTTTGCAGCTGCTACAGCCAACAGGATCAACATTATCCTCACACATTAAGCAAATTGTAGCACGTTGATCTGCCTCTGCTTGACCACATCTTTTTAGGCCAGCTGAAACTAATGTTTTTGTAAACCGTAAAGCAGAATCAAAAGAAATATTTTTCTTAGGGTTGGCTGGCTTTATTTCCAAGTCCCTACAAAGCTCTGGTCTTTCATTACAAACAGAAGATTCAATATGCTCTTGTATATTAAAAGGAACAGGCAAGTTATTCGCCTCTCTGTGCCTTATTACATATGTAAACAATTGATTAAGACTGTTTGCTTGAATTGTATGCCCAGTTTCCTTTTGAGTGTAATTATACCCTCCCGGCGGAACAGTGCTTGTTTCTTTTAAAGTCTTCATTCTATGGAAAATGTGTCGTTATAAACGCTGTCGTATTCCCTAACCATACGATCCCAGCTGGTCAAACCGCCTGTTAATGGTTGGGCTGTTGCGTATCCGCCAAGTCTTCGGGCCATTTCAATAACCAATGTTACAGCGTCAGCAAAGTCAGGAGACTTTCCTGTTCTGGCTTTCATTTCAACCTTTCTCTCAATAATGGTCATTCTTTTTGCGTCATCAAACATACGAGAACAAAATTCAATAACCGCATCGTGCTGCATTCCTCTTAGCTGCTCGTTAATTACCCATTGCCGAACACTAAACCAAAGCTCTGTAACTTTATTGCCATAAACATCACTACTTTTTCTGTGGTCTTCTGGAGAAACAGGCCTGTCACTGGCCTTGCCTCCAAACTCAACCCTTTGAATAGCTGGACTCCAAACTTTAGCTAAAATATCACACAAGCCACCACCTTCTCCGGTGGCATCTATAGCTAAATGTTGGGGTAAAACTTTATTTTCCTCGCAAATTTGTTGAACACGATTTGCAATTTGAAAATGAACAGGCTCAGAAGATTGAGCATCAATTTCTATAATTTCATTGCGCTCCAGCTGTATTCCCATTTTGCCATTATCAAAATCTCCATACCTAGCCAGCTGGATAACGCACCTGTCGCCACCATTAAAAGCTGGGTCTAATCCGGCAACCATATAGCTTTGCTTTACAAAGACAGCTGGCATCATAACTCTGTATTTTTCTACTAAATTCTCACTTAATACTGTTTTACAGACCCCTTCCGGCGACCACATACCGCGAGTATATTTCCAGAACTTAGGAGAATCTTCCCCGTCATACTTCTGGGCTTGCCGCACTTGGTCTTCATTAATTAAAAATTCATACTTTGTTTTTCCAGCTAGCATATTGGGAGATTTCATCCCATCAAACCGAACACAAACGCCACGTTCAGTTTCCCATTCATCATCCTCAATACTGACAGATGACCACCCTTTTTTGGGAGTTGCAAACCTGCCGTGCTGGTCGAATTTGCTGTGGGGGTTTCCAATTGCTAAGAATTTAAACTCTCTAGTACCTTTCTGAAGGTTAGAACAAGCTTCAAAAGCTGCTTCTGGCGTGTCAGTAGCTTCGTCAACTATAACCATAGTGCGAGGGGAACGAATACCTTGAATGTTTGCGACAGCTTTTGATGTTGCCCCATCTAAAACTGGTATAGCAAATATAGCGTGTTTATCATCACCTCTTATAGCTTGCAGTGTTGTTTTACTATCTACCATATGTGATGGATAGCCGCCAGTGCAGGTTCGGTATAGGTCTTGGATTACTGGCCAAGCACGTTTACGAATCATTTTAGCTGTAGTGGAGGTAAGGATTACTGAGGTTTGCAAAGGAGCAGCTAAAAAGTACACCATAGTATAAAGACTAGCTGCATAAGTCTTTCCGCTTGCACCACAACCAGACCAGCAAACCCACTGATTTTCACATAAAGATTCGATTTGTTTTTCTAGCCACGGGTTCCATATTAACTTAGGCCATAAAAGGTTCGCCGCATTTTTAAAGTGCTTAAACGCCCCTAGCCCTCCCTTTTCGGGGGAGTGGTTAATGCGAAATGCGTACAACTCTAGCTCGATGTCATTTAGTTGCACGTCAAACGCCAAGCCATACTTGTGCTTAATCAAACCGTTTGACAGTTGAGGCGTAACCTATAGGTAATAAACCTCTATAGGGGTTAATCCCTCATAAATTTAATTAGCTGTCAAACGATGGGTATAACATTAAACCAAAATACGGACTGCTGCGAAACTACTTGCACTACTACAACAACCGGAGCAGCTGGCCCAACTGGGGCAACCGGAGCAACAGGATCAGCTGGAGCAACAGGAGCAGCTGGAGCAGCTGGGATTAGCGCATTTACTGAAACTACAAGTGGAAATAGTGTTACTAAACCGGGGTCAAGCGCAACAGCTGTTCTAAATGTAGAAGAATCTGGAGCTTTTTCTGTAGGTCAATTAGTTTTTATTACGGGGTTCGGGTATCACGAAGTAACAGCTTTGGCTACTGGTCAAATGACCGTTAAAAATCTCGGTTATGCTGTTAATAGCACAAGTGGAATTACTGGGGGATCAGCCACAGGAGCTACAATCGGCGGTTCAGTTAAAATTTCTCCAGCTGGAATTATAGGCACAACAGGAGCTTCTGGCACTGGGTTGAGCGGCCTTAACGCAAAAGGACAACTAGTTACTCATAGCGGAAGCACACAAACTATTTTAAGTGTTGGTGGTGCAAATGATAAATCATTATTTGTAAACAGTTTATCTGGAAACGGAATCGAATGGAGACAACCAAAGTTTGCTGATCTAAGTGATAAATTAAATTTATCAACAATGACAAATACATCTCCGCAGTTAGAGCTTACTAAATTGGGCAATGCTGGCGGTGCTGCTGGTGATATGGTTTACTGGAATGGTTCAGCTTGGGTTAAACTCCCTAAAGGATCAAACAATCAATACTTAGTTTTTGACACCGCAAACGTAAAACCTAAATGGAGTAGTGTAGAAAGAGAAGGTGAAATAGATGCAAGAGCATCTTTGCAATACAATTCTAGCGGAGGGGTTGTTAATAAAATGTCTTCATTTAACATAGGTGCTATAACGGTTGCAGGTGATGGAGGATCTGGATTAGTTTTTACTGTTAATTTTGTAGAAGACCTTATTGGCCCTGTTCCGACAGTTGCTATAGGGGCTAGAAATATTTACGCAACTGATATGTATGTTGATTCCATACAAACTTCAGGAGTTGGAAGAAAAATTGTTTTTAGAAATAATGCAACTACAGACGCTCACTGGGACTTTGTGATTTTTGTTTCTTAATGCCTGTTATAGATCAACAACGAATCAGCGACGGGTTCCTTACGCTGGAACGCGGAATTGATGCTGGGAAATCACCTAATTTACTTCCCAGAAATCAAGCTAGCCTTGCTGTTAACGCAACAATGAGGGGTGGTTATGTAAAAACCAGACCCGGATTTGAAAATATTCCTTTAGTTTTTACCGCTAACTGCAAGTGGAAAGCTGAAGAAATGCAGGAAAACTTTAAAACAGGAACTTATCACGGAGCTTATAATTATAATTTTGGAAAAAATAATTATTTAATATGCGCTATAGGTGGTCGTGTTTATAAAATAAACCCTAGAGTTCAGCCAATACAAAAAAAACAATCGGACACTAATCTAAATGCTGAAAAAAATTTAGGGGCTGAAGTTCAAGATATAACTCCAACTAAAAATCAAAACTATAACATAGCATTAAATAATTCAGCTGGTTACATAACTGAATTTACAGACGCAACTTGTGATATAAACTCAAATACTACAGTAACTTGTGATTCAAGCTCAAAAATAGCTGTTGGGCAAAGCGTTTCTGGTTACGGAATTGAAGCAGGAACTTTTATAACAGCTGTAAACTCTGCCGGTTCTGTTACTTCTTTTACGATTAATCAAGCAGCAACTCAAACAGGATCTAACATTGATTCTTTAACATTTGCCACAAGTTACCCAGCTGGATCTCCAAGCGCAGGAATGGGTGCTGGTGTCACAATCACAGCACTTCCTGTTTCTTTAGTTGTTGGAGATCAAATTAAATTTGCAAATGGTGGTCTTTTTACTTTAAGCACTAATGCGGCAAAAGATGCCACAACAGTTTATGGTTCATTAACAGGAGCAAACATTGTTAATGACGAACTTGGAACTATAAGTATAAAAATAGCTGATAAAAACCCTTCAGATATTCCTGTTTATTATTTTCAACAAGCGGAGCAGTATTTAATAATTCAAGACGGGAGAAGCTTGCCTATTATTTTTAACGGAGCTGTTTCTCGAAGATCAGATGTTAGAAATAATGAAGTGCCTGTCGGGCAAGCAATGGCTTACGGCAACGGAAGGCTTTGGGTTTCAAAAGGTAGAGAGTTTGTTGCTGGGGATATAGTAGGCGGCCCAACTAGCGTAATTCAATTTACTGAAAATACATATATTGCTGAAGGCGGAGCCTTTGCTGTTCCTTTAAATACTGGCGATATAACAGCAATGAAGTTTATGAATCAACCTGACAGCTCTCTTGGTCAGGGTGAACTTTTAGTTCACACAGATAAAGCGGTGTTTGCTGTAAATGTTCCAACAAGTAGAGATGATTGGAAAAAAACAAGTTACCCAACAGTTAGGATTGTAGCTATTAATTACGGAGCAGTAAGTGATCGCAGTTGTTCTTTAGTTAATGGTGATATGTTTTATAGAGCTACTGACGGAGTAAGAAGCTATGTTTCAAGCCGAAGAGAATGGAAAGAATACGGTCAAATTCCAATAAGTAGAGAAATAGGGCCGTTAATAGTTAATGAGCAAAAACGTAATATCTCTGGAATATCTAGCTCTGTTCTTTTTGATAACAGGCTTTTAACAACAATTAATCCAGACACTAACAGTAGTCAGGGAACATTTTTTAAAGGGCTAGCTGTTTTAGATTTTGATTTAGTTGGCGGTAACGGGCAAAAAAGCCCAGCTGCTTGGGAAGGTATTTGGACGGGATTAAACTTTTTGGAAATAATTGAAGCAGAAATAGACAAAGAATCTCGATGTTTTATTTTTGCATTAGACGGAAATTGCAGAATACAACTCTGGGATTTAACTAAAAACGGAAAAGGAGATGTAACATACGGGACAGACGGAGACGGCAAGCTGGTTTCAAGTAGAAACAGAATACAATGTTACGTTGAAACTTCTAGTTATTCTTTTGAAAATCCTTTTGAGTTAAAAAAACTTGAGTATGGAGAAATGTGGGTTGACGAGTTAGAAGGGGAAGTAGATTTTGATATTAAATACAAGCCGAACCAATATCCTGCTTGGGTTAATTGGTCTGAGTTTAGCGAGTGTGCTAAAATAGAAACTTGCGGGACAAACACTACCTGCACGTTAAATAATTATAAACCTCAATACAGAACCAGAAGAAGACTATCTCAACCATCTGACGATTGTGAATCCACTAACGGTGCGCCAATGCGTAACGGGTACGAGCTTGCAGTTAGAATTGGATGGACAGGTCAAGCTAGATTAAAAGGTTTTAGGTTACACGCCTATCCAGTTATTGAAGAACCATACGGAGACTGTCCAGAGTTTGGAAACTGCACATAAAAAATATGACATATAAAGAATTAATTATTGATTGCACGACAATCACAGAACAAGACCCTTACAATTACGGAAGAGGTAGTAACTTTACTGTAAATTGTAATGAAAATATAGCTTACAAATCAACAGACGAAACATCAAATTGCGTAGAAGAATAAAATGCCAACAAATGTAATATTAAACAAAGGAGAAATTCCTAGTAACAGTTGTTTTACAACTGTGCCAGAGTTGTACAATTTATTTATTAACTCTACGTCAGCTGAAGTAGCTGGAAATTATTCTCTTTTTAATTATGGAGACACTATCCCTTCAACTGAAGATACTGACAAGCCTTGGGTAAGAACTGTAGCTGGTCAACCAGACAGACTTTACTACTACTACAACGGGGCTTGGGTTTCTAAACACCCTATTCCTTATGTTTCTGGAAGCGTTGGGGAAAGACGAATATTTGTTGGTGCAGCAGCAGATATTAATACTTATGACGGCGGTTCTGGTTCTTTATCAGAAGTAACTTTAACTACTGGGCCTTTCTGGGAGAAAGATGCTGAATTTAATGCTAAGTTTCCAGTTGGAATAGGTGAAACTGAAAACGGAACAGAAATAACAGAAGCTTCCAGAACTGGCGGTTTAGATAAAACAACATTACTGGAGCAAAATTTACCACCACACGGACACACTCTAAAATACACTGAAAGAGGTTACAGAACAGGAGAAAACCCAGACTTAGGCGAAGGCTCTCTTATTCCCGGCTCCAAATCATCGGACGGAATGCTTAACACTGGGCCGGGGTTAAGTGGAACTCCTTTTACAAATCTACCTCCTTATTACGGGGTTTACTTTATTAAACGAACAGCAAGAGCTTATTACACAGTAGTATGAAAGTTACTCTTGGAGACGCAAAAACCAGAATTGCAAAGCATCTTAATCTTTGCTCTACAGATGCTCGCACCACTGAGTACATCAACGAAGCGCAGCGTCGTTTGATCGAGAGCGGTAAGTGGAAAGGTACATACGGCAAATTTAATATCTGTGTTACAGATGGGTGCATTTGTTGGCCTAGACAAATAGAAACAATTGAGTCTGTAGCTGTTAAACAAAATCCCGGCACTGTCCGTAACGGTTGGTTTGAGTTTGTTGAAAGTGGTTACGGTCTTCTTGATAATAAGGATAACATTGGATACCAGCTGGTAGATAGGGGCGAAGCTCCTACACATAAAGACCTGTCTGGTGCTGGTAAAAAAATAAGAGTTTATGGGACTACAGAGGCAGACGTAGGCAAAACAATTACCATTAAAGGTTTTGACTCAAATGATAACTGGGTAAGGACAATTAAAAGTGGAGCTGGGTCTTCAGCAATTTATCAAGATGGAAGAGTTGTAACTTTAGTTTCTCCTTCCGCTGGAACACCTTACGCTACTACTACTGATTTATTTAAAAGCATAACTAGTATTACAAAAGATGTTACTCAGGGTGATGTTATACTTTATGAGCTAACAGATGAAAGTGCTGGGACTATTGTAGAAATAGCTGAGTATGAACCAGACGAAACTTTACCTACTTACCGAAGATCAATTATTCCTAAATTAGGTGGAGCATCTTCTGGATGTGACAGTGTAGCTGTAACGGTAATAGCAAAGCTTAGGTTTATAAACGCCGTCAACGATACAGACATATTAATGGTTAGCGATAGTTATGCTGTTAAAAATATGGCAATAGCAATCAAGCTTGAAGAAAATAGAGATTTTGGTGCAGCCTCAGAATACCGCAATCTGGCCTTTGATTCTCTTCAGAATCAACTAGCAAATCATATGGGTGATGGGGTTGTACCTGTTTTACAAATGACAAACTTAAATACACACGGTGGTGGTGGAATAGAAAGCTTAATATAATGGCAGTAGCAGCATTAGCAGCAGGAGGGGGAGCGAGCCTTTTAAAAAAAGGCCCAAAGATCCCTAAATACAAAAAAGTAGATCAAACAGCAGAACAAACTGCTGCAATAGAAGGCAACTTAGCTAACTTTGCACAAGCCAGAGAGCTTGCAGCTAAGACAAGTGCAGCTGACCAAGAAACACTTGAGGCAAATCTTGAATCAGCAATGCCCGGTTATAGAAATTTAATATCTGGGGCAGGTGGTGCAATTGGAAATATGATTGCAGGAAGGCTTCCTATGGCAGACCAAGGCTTAACAATACGTCGAGCCGCAGAAAGCGGTATGGGTATGGGGCTTGCCGGAAGTGCTGCCGGAAGAAATGTTGTGGCTCGTGAAAA